AATATTAGAACGTGGGCGAGCTAAGCTCCGGCGTAGCTAAGGCTGCTGCGTAGCGTAGTGGTTTCTACCCTCCCAGGGGTACACACCGCCGCGCGTGTCGGAAAACTCGACTCCGATCACCGGGAAATTGTATTGGAGACCAAAAGAGGAGAGAGAATGATAACTTTATTGACGCACTCCGACGCGCCTATTACACACAAAAACGGGGGTATTTTAGGAAAGGTAATTTATGAGTCCCCAATTGTTCTCCAATATATTGGAGACAAATTATCTATCGGTGTCTCCATTTTTTAACTCTTCTTCAATAACTTACCATTTACCACACAGTAAATGGTAAAACCACCCAGTCACCTTCAAACGACAACGTTTTCGGAGATGTTATTATTTTCTCTTTTTTTCCTTCCTATCAAACGATGACGTTTTCGAGTTTTATTTTTTTTCTGTTCACTTTTTATTTTTTCTCTTTCCTCGGGTTTTCTTGTTTCGATTCGCTGCGCTCCCATTTATTTCATAAATAATACATCCTTGATTCTTTTCTTTGTCTTTCCTCTTCAGTTCCGTTTTTCCTTTTCTTATCCTTTTTCTATCCGTATATACAGGCATATACGGTACAAACCCATGTATAAAGCTTTCAAGCCAACATCCCAACACATGTAATACATCTCCATCATCACTTTATCCCTTTAATGCACAATCACATAATATTAAATCACTCACAACCACACAACTACACAAAATATCTGTTCATTAGTTCTATAAATGCATGCATAATACACAATTCCATGAAATAAGCAGATATGACGAGGAGCAGAACAAACACGCAGGGAGTCAGGTTCACAGTCGACGTTCGCATCATGACGAACATGAAGATATTCATTCACATGAAGCTAGTATCCACCAAGTCACCATCGCTCATCAAATATGAAGGGATCGTCCAGTACACGTACGAAGACATTCACGTTCCATTCGACTTCAACGGCTTTGAAGGGAACATCATTGCGAATTTCCTATTCGCATACAACGGGGCAAAGATAGAAGAGATCGAGATAGAGGATATAGTTCACAGACTTGATATACTTGTACTTGAAAACCCAGAGATATTGGGAATGGATGTAAACGAACCATATGTATTCAATAAGAAGTTCACCGTTTAAATGACAAACACAAACCAGCAATGCATATTTAACAGAAATATCACCAACAACAGACACAACCCTAATCTATAAAGATATCTTCCAAAGACCCAAACACTTTCAACCCATTAAATTGGCCCAATAGAAGTCAAATCAAGTCAATACCAGCAGTGGGACCCACTAAGAAACCATCGGACAACGCTCGCCCACGGT